ACAAAACAGCAGGCGCGGCGGCTCAATGTACGCATCATTCATCGCCCACAATTCCGGCTCCAGCGCGGCGCTGTACGGCACCGAAATGGTGAAGTCGTCAATGCGTGTCGGCACAACCATGGCAGACGCGCGTCCATCCTGATGTCGGATAATCACGCGCGGGTTCTGGAACGACCAGTCCGGTGCCTCACTGAGTGTCAGGGTGATTTTGCTGCTGTCATACGTCATATCGGTAATCAGGCAACTCAGCGTCTGGCTCCCGGGGATGTCGTCTGCCAGCACAATGCGATCCATGAACTCATAACAGAGCGCATCCATCTCGGTCGAAGTGGTGTGCTGCAGGCGCTGCAGCTGATAACCCAGCAGCCGGCGCATGCCGATGCGGTAGGCGCGGTTCTCATCCAGAACGCCATCCAGCGTGTAGCTCTCGATTTTCAGCGGTGTTGGATTGCCGGGCTGGCGACACTGCACGGTTTCCTCTGCCCAGGTGGTACCGTTGATATACGTCACGTCCACGCCGTCGTAATCGTCCTGTGACGGGGCTTTAAACGCGGTCTGCAATTCCTCGGTGGTTTCCTGCGGGGTGATCATTCCTACCCAGGGTTTAATGCCCTCCCTGCCGGCAGAAGCCAGCCCGTCAGACAGAAGGAAATATCCCATTCCTGCGTTGGTGATTTTCTGTAGCACCTCGAGCGCTGATTTGCTCTCACCGCTCGCCCAGTCGAACTTCTCACCGCGGGGCGTCCAGTAGGTTTGCTCCAGCGCGTCAATTTCCGACGAGTCAATCTGGCTGGCCGTGAACCCCAGCGACTCCAGCACATGGTAAAGCGCACCGCTGATGCTCCGCGCCGTTCTGCCGCCACTGTAAATCCGGGTTGGCGTGACGCTTACCCGGCGATCGGACATGGCCGCCAGGCGGTTACCTGTCCGCACGGTCAGCGCCATGGTGGTGACACTATTGTACTTCGTGGGGCGCTTACTGAGCCGTGAGCGCAGCGCCTGCCAGAACACCTGGTCGCGCGTACTGCCACCCTTAACCGGTTCAGTGCGGCGCATCCGGATCTCGTATTGCCCCGGCGACACGCTGTAGCGATGCGTAAACCCGATCTGGTTTTCGGTGCTGCGCGAATAAAACGGAGACTGTTGCTGCCAGGTGGTGGCGCCAACCTTGCGATACTGGATCACCAGGCGTACCGGCATGGAGCGCTTATTCCCCTGGTCGGTGTAACGCACCAGCCCGCTCTGGAAGTTGATGTTAACCTCGAATGCATCCAGCGTTTCGCCATCCGGACAGGCCAGGAACGGCCCCACCCATTCGTAATCGTCGCTGACACCCGTCACGGTCGCATCCAGCAGCGTGCGCTCTGTGAAACCAGGCCACGATGGGTCAGGTGTGGTAATAGTCTCGCCACCCGAGCCGGTGGTTACAGTAAGCCGCTCAACGGTAATGGTCTGACTGTCCACATCGGTGATCCGGAACTGATTGCCGGACAACCCCAGCGAGAAGCGCTGAATGCCTTCCGGCAGTCCGGTAAATGGGGTGCCAGTGGCGCTGTTGTAAGCCAGAGTGATGTGCGCCCTGACCTCCGCCGTGCCGCCCGTTGATTTCACGCCAGCCGTATTGACCGGCGCATCACCGAACACAGCAACAGGTAACGGGCTGTTCGTAATGGAGCCGCCGGCAAACGGGCTGCTGGCCTCACCGATTTCAAGCCGCCCGCTATTATCGCGCGCGATCAGACCGGAGCCGGAAAGCTGGGAGGTAATCGAGGAAACCAGCCCCGACATGGTGACGTAATTGGTAACCAGCGATACAGGATAGGTCATGCCCTGCCAGCTGATGCTGAACGTGACAGGCGTACTGCTGAAATCGTATGTCGTCGGCGCTGCACTGGCGGTGATTCTGGCGGCGCTACCGCCTACCCCCGGCACCGCCGGAACGCCAGGGGCGTAGCTGGCGATCACCAGGTCGTAGTCGTTGCCGTTATAGTTCAGGGATACCGGAAGTCCTACAGAGGGGGCCAGTTCCTCCACCCCGCCATAAATCACGCTGTAACCGCCGGAGGACACCACCGTATAAGAGTTTGGGGCCAGCACGGTTATCACCGTTCCGACGACCCACGACGGCGGGATCTCTTCATCGCCAGACGATGATACGTCAACCAGCGTGATGGAGTTTCCGGACACGACCAGCGCATCCGCGATAATACTGACCGTCTCCGGGCCGCTTGAGCCCAGGTCCAGCCCGGCGGTACCGGAACCGGTATTCCCGACCTCTGGTGAGTTGAACCAGTTTTCGGTACGCGTGTCGCCGGACACCGTGGCGCCAGGCGGATAGAGGGTGTAACGGACATCGGTGCCGAACGCGGAAATTGGCGTGTTTCCGATCCGGATATCTGACTGGTTAATCACCATGTCGCCGACACCCACGCACAGGAACATGCTGGTTTCCATACTGGTCTCGTTTACGAACCGGCTTACTGGCTGCACGACGTAATCAGGCCAGACGCGGTATTTGCCGAAGATTTCCCGGATGGGATCACCCAGCTTCGCCGAGTTAGCTTTGGCCGGGTTGAGGTCAATCTGGTCGCCGCTGGCCGCCTGGGCTCCGCCGCCAGCCTGAGACATTGTGCTCATCATGTAGAGGCTGTACGCAGCAGAGGCGACGGCTACGCTGACAGCGACCCACAATGCGATCTCTGCCCCGGTACCATACGGCACAGGATACATCCTGACGTCATTTTCTCGCTTGATAACGCACAGTGGCCACTCTGACGCCGGGACGGGAACGCCGTCGATTTCAACCGCGACCGGGTGCTGCTGATCCGGCGTCCAGTCCTTCACGTTCTGCGCAAACCAGGCGCAGAGGGTCATCGTTTCGTGTTCGTGCTTTTCCAGTGGTTCGCCTGGCAAGCGGGAGGGGTAGATTCGGATCGTCACTGGTAATACTCCACGCGGACAAAGCGGCGCGCAAACCGCGCGAGCGGCAGGAAGGTTACGTTAGTGCGGGGATTACACTCCGCAGCGCGCAGATGGCCGTCAATCTCGACAACTATGGCAACGTGTGTCACCACAGAGCCGGAATAACAGGCGATACCCGCGCCCGGGGCAGGCTCACATCGCGTCAGGCCAGCCATCAGCCCGCGCGCCTCCCGGTCGAGGCCGTCATCATCCTTTGTGACTCCGGCGAAATCAGGCCACGGAGCCAGGCCAAGGTCACGCCTGATTTCATTGACGATGCCAAAGCAGTCCAGTGCGGGGTAAGCGCGCCCGCCCTTCTGCCACTCGACAGAACGGTATTTATCAGGATTGAACATGGTGTTTTCCTACTGGAGGTAGCGAAGGCCCGGGAAGACAGGCAGCGTGTAACGGTAGCGAGGCCATGCGGTTTTCAGGATATTCAGGAACCCCGCAGTGATCTGAACCTCTGTCGCGTTCCAGTACCCGTCTTTGATCTGCAGGACAATCGGAGGCGACGCGGGGGAGCTCAGGTCGGTCGATATGTACTGTCGCATTACCAGCGTGCCGTTGTTCAGGTTAGCCAAGGCGTTCCGTATTGCCGTGGAAACGATGCCGTCTATGTTGCTAACGGCGAATTGCAGATCCTGCGTGCCGTCCTTATTCCTTGCCGGTAGCGCGATAGCCATGGCCGCCGCCAGGAACGTAACTGTCTCCCCCGCCTCCGTAACAGCGGTGATGTCTTCGAAGTTCTCGACTATGCAGTAACTCTGGCTTCCGACGTTAATCTGCAGCGTATTGAGGATGATTTCACTACCATCACTGGTGTAAAGCCTGTTTAAGATTGCGCTGGTCATGCCTCTGGCCACTCCTTGTTGAGCGCATAATCGATAATGCTCTGCCCCACGATGAACTCAGGGAAATTACCCCAGCCAGGCGGCAGGATTGGGCGCTCCCACAGCTCTAATATTGCCGTGAACTTCCAGAACCCAAGCGCGTACAGTACCGGTCCGTTGTAAATATCTTTGAACCGGCACACGTAATCACCAACACCCATTGGCGTACGCATGCGCATGTTGAACCACGCTGCGCCGTCAGTAATCACATCCCTGAACCACACCTCAAACAGCTGCGCCTGGGCATCGTTAAACACCCACGAAACAGACGCCTCAGTCGGAACCGAGGTGTATTTGCGACGCTGGCGCGTACGGCCAGATGTCATGGTGGTGCGCTGGAGCGGGCTTACCGGGGTGAATCCATGCCCAGAGCGCTGAGGCATTGGCAGGTACTGATGCGGGAAATCAATGGTGCTGCTGATCCCCATGGGAGCTCCTTATGTGATTCGTTGACTGGTGTTGAAGTTGGTAGCGAGAGCGTTGGACAATTTGCCCTTACCGCTGGCGACATCGCTGA